GTCTTTAGAAATTACTTTCTGGAACTTTGCCTTGTCTTGTGGTTTCTTCAGAGTGTTAAACATCTTGACAACCTTATCTGCATCGTCTTGAGAAATCTTACCCTTCTTGCCACCTTCAAACTCAATCTCACCACCTTTGGGTAGGTCAGACAACTTACGGATTTGCATCAGAACATTCTTAGATGCCGCCTTGCGATCATCGTCTGTTGCATCAGTATCTATATCAGCACTATCCTTACCTCTTTTACCCATAGCACCCATTGCATCTCGTTTGGCACGAGCATTCTCCATATGGGTGTCTAGATCAAAACCTGTGTTCTCTTTCATTGAACCAAAGCCAGGATCAAACCCAGTAACATCACGGAGATTAGCAGTTGCGGCAAAACGAAGGTACTTTAACTTAACACTTCTGCTCTCAAACTCTGCGTGGTCAATATCACCAGAACTTGATGCTTGTGTTAGATGATACATCAATCCACGTTTAACATCAATCTTAATTAGAGGAAAGAGGTCACCTGCCATACTGTTGCGAGTAGCATAACGGAATACTGTTTGACCAGTCTTGACCTTTGCTTCCTTACCGACATACTTCTTGTCTCCCGCATCCAGACCGAACAGTACGATACCATCTACCTTACCAGTACCAACTACACCGATCACTTTGTGACCTTTCTTTTCTCCGTAGGCAACAACCTTGTCCTCACCCCAGTTACTAGGTGACTTATCCAAGAATTGTTGGAATGCTTCTTCAAGTCCTTCACGAGCAACTAACTTCCAACCCTGTTTCTTCATTTTATCAGCAGTCTTACCATCCACCTTACGAGTATATGTACCCTTCTTCATGGTGTAGTTCTCTGCACCTTCTTCTAGTTCTTCTTTTTTACTCTTGCCATGAGTTTTCTTTTTGAGGTCTGCAATTGACTTTTTAAGATTTTTCCTAACCTCTGGATTTTTAGATGAACCACCTATTTTAGCATATGGATTAGATGCTTCGTTGATTTTTTTCTTTGCGTAGGCAACTGCCATCTTAGGTCCTTTCGCTGCAGTGACATTATCGGTGTCTTTCTCGTCAGTGTCCCAGAACATATTATGCATTTGTGTGCGTTCTTTTGCACTTGCAGACTTCATAAACTTGTTCAGAATTTTAGCATCTGCATTAGATAATTTATATGCCACCTTGTCATCAGAACTTCTATGTTTACCTACTTGGTGTATAGTGTTACCTTTATATGTCTTACTCACACCTTCTTCTAGTTCAACCGACTCGTTTGCCTTCTTCATTGCATTCTTAACCGCATCAGGTTTTTTGCGTTTAACAATGTCCATAAACTTTTGTAAAAGACTTTTATCTTCCTTACTAGGTTTGAATCCTTTCTTTCCCGCCTTTGACTTCAACAGTCCTAGTTCCTTCATCATTCCCTTTCCAGCCATATAGAAAAATGGTGTAAGTGCGGCAAGATATGAAAGCATGATTGCGGCAGCGGGATTAAAATCTTCTTTGATTTCTGGTTTCTCGTGGGTGTAACCCATCTTGTCCATCTTCACATGGTCTGCGTAGGTGTTTGCCTTATAACCTTTCCCAGTTTTGGGGTCATACATCATGTGTGGTTTGAAGTCTTCCTCACCTTTACATTCTGCAAGTATTTCTTTTATAGTTTTCATGTTATGCTAAATCCTTATCGTGGTTCAAACCACCTTTTTTCTTTTTGACTATGAACGCATTTACTCGTGCGTATCCCCATTGTTGTGGTGTAGTGCCTGGCCTGTGACCAGTCTTCCATGCGGCAACACCACGATTGTAAACTTTTCTTAATGTATCTACTGAGATACCAGACTTCTTTGACTTATCCGCAAGGGCACCCTCAATGAGTTGTCCCGCACGTTTGGTTAGTGCCATTCTAATCATTTGGTTTTCCTATTCTTAGCTCTTGCACGTGCAAGTCTGGCACGGTCAAGTAATGAGTCGTGTTTCTTTTTGTCTTGTTCTTTCTCACGATTGATACGTTGTTGTGCATCTTTAACTGCATCTTCTTCCATCGGAGTATCTTTCTTGTACTTCTTGACCAACTCGTCAGTACCTTCTTCACCTGCTGATTCATACTTCAGTTCAGGGTCAGGGGACTTGAATGCCTTCTTACGCATTATTGTTTTATTAACAACTTCAAACTCACCATTCTTCCAGTTGATGACTACGGGCAGATTTAGGTCAGATTGCATATCCTTGAGGATTGCTTCACTGTTACCATGTTTCTTGATCTTCTTACCCTTGTTCTGTGCCATCTTCTTGAATAGACGTTGTAACTCTGCAACAGTAATAGCAGGTTTGTTGCGTTTGTCATTCATACGATCAGCAAAGTGACGAGTGAATTCAATATCAACATCAAACTTATTGAGTAGTCGGTCAGCAAACTTCTCAAGATCATTGAGTTCTTTCTGACTGACTTCTTCGTACATGTCCTTGAATGACTTAGTGTACTTGGATGGTTTGGTCTTAGCAGTGGCATCGCCAGGCGCAGGTTTGTACGCAGATTCATCATCGTCTGCCTTCTTGCCATGCTTCTTGAAGTGTGCGTCTCTTTTAGACTTGGTAGACTTCTTCAGACCCGCATAGTACTTCTTAGGTTGAGTACCTTCTTTGTCCTTAATGTCAGAGTCTTGAGGTGCTTTCTTCTCAACCAGTTCTACTGCATCCAACCACTTACGAACTTTACGGTCACCGCATTCTACGATGACATAGTTAGAACCCAGTACGGATACAATACCAACCTCTTCGCTTTCTTTGATAACAACAGTATCACCGAGTTCAAACAACTCACCCTTAACGAACTGCTCTCGGATATCCGATACTTTTGGTAATTCAATGTGTCGTTTAAAAGATGTCTCTTCCTTGAGACCTAGTCCCTTCCTTACATCATTGAACAACTTCCGTGTATCTTTATCGGACATAGACGTTGGCACACCTTGTGTAAAGGCAGTGTAATCATTCTCTTTTGCGTTGGCACGTTGTTTGGATGCAGACATTCCTTCTACACCTTCGGCATCGGGGTCTCTTGCCCCTGCGGAAACAACCTTGATAGATTGAAAGTTATAGAATCCGTGACGTGCCTTCTTGCCATTGTACTTGTTCAACAGGACATCAAACTCACGTAGACGATCTTCCCCGACTACCATAGTGATTTGTTTGTATCCTTGATCGTACAACTTAACTGCGATATCAAATGCGGTTTTGACACCCTTGTCCACCATGATGTTACGACCATACTTGGGGAACATCTTGCGGAGGTGTTTCACCTTGTCAGAATATGACAGAGGGTCTTTAGTTCCTTGGGACTGAGAGACATAGACTTTCCAGTCTGCACCCTTTGCTTTCTTTGCAATGGTATCCAATACCTTTCCGTGACCAATTGTAGGGGGATTCATTCTACCAAATGTAAAATAAACTTCCTTTGCTTCTTCGGTTAGATATGACTTAAAATCTTTAATCACTCTTTTTTCCGCCTCTTTTCTTTGTCAATTCTGCCTTACGAACCTTCGGGAGAAGTTTCTTGGCAAGTTTATCTATCTTAGGTTTCATCTTATCTAGGCGTTTTTCAATTGACTGTCTGCGGGACATGGACAATTCACCCTTGTCCATACCTTTAGTGATCTTCTTGAGGAAAGTCATACGTGCTTGTTTCTTGGCACGGAGTTTGATTTTTTCGGGAGACGCAACCCTTCGCTCTGCTCTTTTACGACCCATTGCGATTTTTGCTTTGTTCTTTTTAAAGGTACGCGCCATCTTCAGACGTTGTTGCATATTCAATGCCTCGTCTGGAGATTCACATATCTTAATGAATTCTTTGAGTCCTATTGGTTTGGACATATTTTTACCTCTACGGTTTTTCCCATCCCTTCAGAATATCTGGACTGAAGTTGTTATACGAAAATTCTAGACGGTCAACCAATTTGACCGCATCACCACCTAATTTGTCAATAGCAACAAAACCTTCTGCACCTGTGCGGGTCTTATAACCCTTCTTGTTTTGAACAAACGCATCAATTTTTGAAATACTATTAAGTTTATTTATAAGTTTTAATTTCGCAAGTACAATGTTTTTTTGTAAATCAAACATCATTACCAGATTCTTTTTGTTTTTTTGTGAGAAGAACTTCATAAAGTCATCCAACTTCTTCTGTTGGGTTGCCTTACCCTTCTCAGTACTTCTCTTATCTTTCTCTTTCTGGAACTTATCGTTCAACCACTTCAGTAGACCTGTTACGTGCGTATTAGTGTTGCCAATCACGGTTTGATTCCGCACAAAAGTGTTATTATACTGTTCAATCAAGGTTGCAAGGTCTTCATTACCTTCTAACTCACGCAGTGTGGAACCAGATATCTTATTGAATATCTTACCCGCATCGGACAAATGTTTGGTAACTTCGGCAGTCTCTTTCTTATCTAGGGTTGCTCCAGATACGTCTCTAAGCATCGCATCTTGCGACCAGACGTTTTTACTTTTCTTAAATTTGGATACGTCCACTCCATAGGATGCCTTGAGTGATTCGTAAGAATTACCTGTATAGGTGGTGTGCCACACGATTCCGATCTTTGCTTGTCGCACTTCCTTTGCTTGGTCATAGGGGATTGCGTAGATGATCGTGTTGGGATGAAAGGTTGTATACTTCTGACCCTCAATAACTTCATCACTAGTGTCTCCTTTTGAGAATAAGAAATCTCCTTGAATAACACCTTTGATACCAAGTTCTGGTAGATGTTTCAATGCGAGTTTCATCTTGGTTGCGAGGTCACCACTCTTGATGTCCGCATCAATATCTGCATTGGACTTGTAGACTTTGGGATTGGCATTGAACACACCCTTCTTGGCAACAAAGAACTCACCATCAATAGGGTCTTGACCACAGAAGATTGCGGGAGCACCATCCCACTTGGTAGACAGTTTAGAATCAGTCTGTCCTGCTAACATGTCACGGAGTTCACGCAATGCGTTGATTGCCTCTCGTGTACCTTTCACACCCCCATAGAGAACCTTATCCTCAATGTGGGTCATGTGGGTATTCTTCTGTTCTGTTATGTATTCAGCAAATTTCATTACTTGGTACTCAATGAGTTATACTTGATTGCCAGATTAAAGAACTGTCCTAGTTTTTTCTGTCCCGCATTACCAGACTTATTAGTCCGTATTGACATCTCCATTGTAACAGTAGTGTCGCGAGATTTCAACTCTAAGAACCAGTTTTGTTTGGATGATGTTGATGGATATGCCCTTACAAACTTAACCATAGGCAAGAACACACCCAGTTCATCGTCAGCAGTAATTTCCTCAAAAGAGTCCTTCACTGCTTTGATTACCTTGGTAGGAACATCGGGCGCATCACGTAGAACCTCAGACCTAATGTAATCAAGTGTCGTATCTTTGTTCTCATTGAATAGGTCAATAACACTCTTACGACAAATCTCTAGATGTTGGTCATATAGACGCTCATACTTTGTATTGTCATCTTTATTGAGTTTAACAAGTAGTTGAGAAGTGACTCTTTTCTTTGACTTGTCATATTGACCAGAGGAAGGCATACCCTCAATCTGAGAGAATACCTTGGTATGTAGTTCTCTACGCAATACAGATACTTTACGAACCTGTTTGAATGCGGTGAATACAGGATTCACATAGGTATTGAGTTTAGGTTCTTTAGTCTTTTTGCCACCCGCTTTGAGTGAGACACCTAACATCTCACCATCAACAAACTCAATGAAGATATCGCCAGGATGGTTCTTAGGAACACCTGTAGGTTTGGCACGATATCCCCAGTAAACTTGTTTGATTCTTTTAGACTTGTTCTCTTCCTGTAGATACTTGTAGACACCCATCGCGTTCAACATCTTCTCGGTGAACTTAGATGATTCAGATGCCTTCTGGATAGTATCAACTGCGGCATCCAAGTCTTTAGGATTGACACATTTGAGTTTGGATGGGTCTTGTTCTAGAAGGTGGTAGTAGAAGTCATCAACATTGGTTGTCATTTTATAACTAGTCTCCCATGCGATAGCAGGGAACAACTCAGTGATAGATGCGTTTAGGGTGGTCTCACCGATACCACCGGACTTAGGTTTCAGTAGAAGGATGACATTAACATCAAACTGAGAGTCAATAAAGATGGGGTCAACACCCTGTCCCGATTTCTCTCGTACTTCTGCTTTAACTCCTGCTTGTTTCAGATTACGTAATATCTCATCACGGTCACCCAATCGGTCATCTGACCTCACAACAAAGATTGCTGTTTTGGAGTTTTCCGATTTCTTCTCTACCGAGAGTTCACCGAAAACGCCTTCGGGGAAGTCGCCAACAGCAACTTCCTCGGACAGAAACTTTTGAAAAGAAAACATCGCGTATTCCCATAGGTTATAAAACTAAAATTATACATCTATTTATAATAGAACGGATGTTGATTGTTCCTCATTATACTGTTTAATTGTGTTTTTTAGAGTATTAATCCAGTTATCACGATGTTCAACAAACACTTGAGGTTCATTATTATCAACCGAGATGATGGTAACCAATTGAGTAATCGGCATACCTGTACGTTCTTCCCACATTACAGCATAACCTGCTTCCTGCATGAAGTAGTTCTTGACCCAATCTTTCTTCTTGGGTTTCATAGAGGTCTTGTAGTCAATGATTGATAGTTTACCATCAAAGACACCCACACAGTCAACACGACCTGCCACACCCAGATGGGTAGAGTAGAGAGGTGCTTCTTGAGCATAGACCTTAGTTAGACGTGAGTCTAGGATAGGTTTGAGATCAAGGAAAGATGCAATGATGTCAGGAGTGTAACCCTTCTTGTAGTCAGGATCATTGTTGACATACTTCTCACATATTTCGTGGACACGTGTACCACGTCCAGATGCGCGAGTAGAGACACGATTTGCCTCTTCTTCACCAACACGTTTACGCCATTTGGCAATAGAATCACGAGACAGTATTGACAGTACTGTAGTAATAGATGGTAAGTCAATGCCATCAGGTGTACGATATTTACGACCCGATTCTGTAGTGACCGCGTTCATCTCAGTCAGTTCAATTTGTTCGTGTATAAAGTTCATAGTTTATCCAGTTATAAATGTCTGTAATAGGTTGCGGAGTAAAAGTAATAGTCCCACACTGTTCACTAGGATTAATGCGCGGTCTCTCCACAACAACGAAACCCACAACCATAGTGTAACACCAATGACAGATATTGTCAAGTCATACTGTACAAATTCGTCAATTCCTCTCACCGACATACCCAGTAAGAGGAAGATTGATGCTATCCACTTGACATACCAGTCCAAGGTATGCTTCGGAGTCGCAGACTTAAACCATCGTTTGCTGTTTGCGATCTCCTCTATCGGAGGTAATTCGTCTTTAGGACTCATCGGTTAACCACTCAAAATGCCCAGTCAGGGGATTGAACTGAGCACACTCAGTTGATGCGGCATCCAACCTCCAAGAGTTTTGTGTTGAAGTGGCACCTATCATAGACCCCACTACAAATGCGAACGCGACCAATACCGCACAGACCGCAAATTCATTATTTCTACTCATAGAGACTTCCTCATATTTTCCATTCGTTTATATGCCGCAGACCATTGTTCAAATGTTTGCGGTTTCTTTGCTTCACCATAGGCAAGTTTACGTTTCTTAAACTCCGCCTTTAGTAATTTCTTCTCATTGGCACCCATGAACTGACCAACCAGACTCAGGACGCACTGTCGGAAAGATCGTCCGTGGTGCATATGACCTAGACAGTGTGCGAGTTCATGGAGTAGGACATACTTACCCATCCCAGTGATAGTACACAGACTGACAGTTTTTCCGTTGGTCAGACCAGAGAACTTCTTGGACTTACTCTTCATAGCAACCACTTCGGGTTGGGAGTTGAAGATACGACCAACATCTGATTCCACAGACTTCTGCCACAGTTTGATCCAAATCTTGGTCTTGTAGAGTTTCTTGGCAAACCGTTGTGCTTCCTTGATGTCTTTAAACTCAGGGTTGTTCACAAGGTTGGCAAATGCCCACTCTGCTTCATAGGTCTTGGTGGTCTCGGAATCCCGACTACCTCCCGCACCCTTATTCTGTTTTGCCTTATGTTTGGAAAGATACTTATTGTATTTGAATTCCAATGAACCCCATGTTGGGTAATCAAAATAGTTGTACATTAAATAATCCCCTTTTCCCAGATTTCGTTAGCAAGTTCATCCTGCATCTTGAATGCTTCTTTCTCCCAAGGTTGACGGGCATATGCAGTACCATAACCGTAGACAGTCTTTTTCCAACGGATTTTGCGATTCTGTGCCTTCTTGTCATAGAAGTCAACCATCTCACGTTTAACATACTGTTTGACGTGAACCAGTTCGTGACAAACACAAACGATGATTTCTTTGAGACTCATAGTCTTTTCAATGTCAACACTGAAGAGTCGTTCCTCTTCCTGCATACACCAACCTTCAACACCATCTTTCTTGAGGTTCTTCAGTGAGATCAACACCTCAACATTGCGGTGTTTTGGAAGCAACTTAGCAATCACATGGTCGGCAACTTTCTGAACAACTTCACGTTGGAACTTGTTACCACCGACAACACCTACAAACTTTGACATAATCATCTCTCTTTTCTCATTTTGTATACACATTATAACCGATGGGACAACTTTTGTCAACTTATTTCTGAAATAAGATTTCCTTACATATCAATGACTTACGAAAAATTGTGAATTATTTTCAAATTCTTTTACGAAATCAGGGGGTATATGGTCATCAATAATCACAATTCCTTCAAATTCACGGGCAACTTGGTACTCATCATCAACAATATCCAGTCCGCACGGCACAGATACCCCATACTTCTCATGTAGATGAAAGGGGTAGACCGAGTCAGGAAACCGAGGACGTACCACGATCTTCTCAACATCTGCCATATAGATGGCATCTCCAAGTATCTCTGGTTTACCACTAGACAGAGACTCTAGATACTCATACCCTCTCACAAAGATAGGTAGACTATTGGGAGTGGCAAGACGAGAGTTGATCTCAAGGAAGTACCATTCGCCATCCTTTATCATTCCTGTTATCTGCCCTTGGAACTGACCACCCAGTGTCGCGACCCAATCCAGAATCTTGGTCGCGTTTTCAATACACAGTTCACGGTTGTCATCAGACAACTCACCGTACTGCACATACTTGGCAAAGTGAGAATAATTACCCGCGATCTTTGCGACATTCTCTCCAGTGCTTTCTTGACAGTGTTGGATAGACCACTTACCACCAGATACAACAAATTCAATGTTGACCTCCGTGCCATCCAAATATTCTTCAACATAGTACGGATGACCCTTGGGTATCCACCAATCTTGAACGTACTGCTCTGCCGTACTATCCAGTACAACAAACGTGCAGTAGACCGCATCGTGGTGGGTCTTGTTGGGTTTGACAACACATGGTACTTGAATGTCATCCAGTAGCACTGGAAGTTTGACTCCCAGTTTTCCGATCTGTCTGCGACACCAGAGTTTACGAGTCTCTAGATGAGCACTTCGTTCGTTTAGACCAATGACATCAATATTCCAATTATCTGGTATATTGACATAGGGACTCATATAAAGAATGGTGTCAATCTGATTGTCACTCAGAAACCATTCAAGATAGGATTGTCGTGAAGTGTGTTCGGCATCAACAACCGTGATGCCGAACGAATCGTAATACGACTTCGCGGAATTATCAGTAGTAAACACTGTATGACCATCGTGTGCCAACTCCACCAGATTGTGAAAGTTTGACATGCCATAGTCTATACAAAGAATTCTACTCACTACAGAATTATACCACTAGTGTTCTTGGTGTATGCTTTACGCAAGTCATCATTGACCATAGTGACAAAACACATACTTGATTTTAAGATATCAACAGACCTAACATCTGCCTCACCAGTTACACAAATACCATGTGCGAATCCCAAACCTTCTTGGGTACTTACTACCATGCGAGGGTCAGTGATTGTTACCGAATCCGCATTGTCACTGGCAAACTTACCTACATATTCACCACTATTACACATTACTGCAACAACATCATTTACATCAAATTTCATTATTATTCCTTCTCCTGTAAAGTTGGGTAGGGACATCCCTACCCATTATCTATCATTTGTTTAAGCAACAGCGAACTCAACTGCCTTCTCAACCGCACGAATCTTACGAGTCTGGTTCGCACCAAACCATGCAGATGTCAAACGTGAATCAGTCTCACGACCCATCTTGTGGTCAGTCAAGTAGGTCACACTGTTCAGTGCTTGCCACCATGAACCCGCACCATACTCTGCGCCTGGCTGAGTCTCCAAGTAAGAGAATGCTTTTTGACCATTAGAGGACAGATCAGCAAAGGTCTTGACTTGGACATCCTTCTTACCTTGGTAGGTACGAGGGAACACTTCGTTGTAGTACTGAACCAATGCGTCCATAGAGAACTGCTTGGTAGAGAGGAACGTTGCCATCTCTTTGTACTTCGCAAACTTCTCGGATGCAATACCCATTTGCTCTTTAACCATGTCAGGGTTGAACTCATTGCGGTGATTCATTGTCACCGAGTTCGCAACATTCTGACCCAGAGACATGGACAAGGTGTTGTTACACACTACACGGATTGGAGTGAACCGAACATCAATTGCCTTACCATACTTGTGTGGGTTAGAGAACAACAGGTAAGAATCAACTTGGTCTCCACCAAGGATATCAAACGACTCCTTGACCTTCGCAAGTGCCCATACCATCTGACCACCTTTCAGAGAACCCGCAGTGTGCATTTCCATGTCACCCGCAAGAGTGTACTCAGAGAAGAACTCAAATGCTTGCTCATTCTGTACAGGGTTCCAGTTATCACCAACAACATCAAGTACCTTATTGTCAGCAGAACGCACCAATGCTTTCTTGCCTTCAATCTCAACACCAGACGCAGTGGTCATAGTTTCTTTTTCAACAGTCCAATCTAGTCCTGCTTTACTCATAATCTGGATCGGAGAAAGATCGGGTGCGACCTTCGTTCCTAATCCGTGCCAAGGGGTTTCCCCTGCGTATGCCATTTGTGCGACACCTTCTACCATTTCTACTTCGTGACTCATAACTTATCTCCTAATTAACCTTCAACTCTATCGTGGACTGCAACTGCACCGTAGAACGAACCACCAAGTAACCGATCACAAAGTCTTGAAAACCTTGAGTCAGAACAACCTGCATAGTTACCACCGAACATTGTCCCCTTACCTTTTGCCGACTCTGGAATGAGTCTCAAAATCTTTCTACCACCAATTGGTTCTGCCATCACAAGTTCTGCGGCAGGATAATCCTCACACGGTTCAAAAGGACCTTCTGCGTTTACCACAGTGAAACCTTTTGAGTAAGATGACTCACCACCATTGGTGCAATCTATGCCATCTAGAAAATCGTTACCATACGGTACTTGCTTATAAATGCTTACATGAATTCCCATAATTATTTCCTCTGTTTTCTCATTCTCAATACAAGTATTATACACTCTACCACAACTAAAGTCAAGCGTTATTTTGAAAATAAGTTAAAAAAGATTTTGTCAACTTCTTGTGCGGGTAGAGATGCGTCAACAACAATACGTTCCCAACCGTCTTTGCAGACCCAGTCATCCTTGATACCAAACTTGTCCAACTCAGGATTGTAGAAGTATTCATTGACATCTGTCTTAGACTGTGTAAAGGAATGTGTGATATTCCACACACCTCCGATATGGGTAGGGATTACTTCAATACCATTTTCATTAATCATACAACATACTCCACATTCTTTTTAAGAAACCATTTCTCCACAACAGGGAGACCAAATTCATCTTCGTCAGTCACAACGTAAGCAACAGTCTTTTTGACTTTGGCATAACGATATCCACTGTCACCAATAGAACCAACCCACACTATATGGGGGTAACAACACCATTCTTCACACCCTTCTTTTCTGTCGGGATTCTCAGAGTACTCAAAGTAGTTACCCACTTCTTTCTCAGTGAAACATCCAACTTGATTCTTTGCATGAGTGTAGTACATTATACCACCTCTCTCATAGCATAACCTGCGAAGGTGAAACCAATACAAGACCAAAACAAACACTGAGTAATGGTCATCGTGTCTTGTTCCAGACCACCGACTGCACCCATCACACAGAACCCTCCAATCAAACCGTAAATCAAATTCATTATACAGTCTCCTTATAATCAACCCAAGTCTCACTCATAAACGAGCGACCCATACTCATTCTCCACGACAATGCCGCAGTCATAGTGTCAAAGGTCATATCGTTAACTCGTGCATCGTTAATCATGTTTCGGATAAAGTACATAGTTTTCTCTCTCTTTTCTCATTTTGTATACACATTATAACCTCCCACGCAGGTTTCGTCAACACTTATTTTCATAATAAGTAGAATAAAATGGAATAAGAGGGGTGTTTCTTAGAACTTTTTCTTATAAGAGAAGAACGTCAGCACCTTACGTTCGGTGCCACCGATATGGGGATTATGGGGAGTATGTGCGTCAAAGGTCAATAGACGATTAGGTTTCCATTCAATGTACTGGTCATCTACTGTGGTACCTAGTCCTATACATCCGGTGTCCAGATAGAGGACACCAGAGAAATGAAACCTACCATCAATATGTTGTCCTGGCGAGGGTTCGTATGTAGGAAAGTTCGTTAGGGGGTGTTGGAAGTATTCTAACCTACTCACCTCAACATCAAATGTATTGTTAATCTTATCTACGATATGGTCCAAATAACTAATCATGTTGGGACTACGTCTGCAACCCTCCCATGCTTTCCAATTGAAGTTAATGAGTGGGTTGAGACTTTTGCTATCACCATACCTATCAGCATACTGGTATGCTTCATACATATGAATGGTCTTTCCGATCTCTTGAACTTCCGAGTATTCTTCGGGTGATAAGAAATCATCTATCCATCGTGTAGATGTCAATTTCCTCATCTTTACCCTTAACCTTAATCGTACCTATTGGTCGCGATTTAATGTTTGTAAGTTGTTCCATTGTGTGACTTGAGTAGATGGTCTTGTATTCAAGGTAGTCTCCTCTTGCGGCAGTTGCTTCAAGTCTTGCGGCAAGGTTAACGGAGTCTCCGATGACTGAATAATCAAACCTTGACTCACTACCCATATTACCAACAATGCAAGTGCCTGTATTGATGCCAGTTCCAACATTGATGGGGGGTAGACCCTGTTCACTATATCTTCGTCTAAGTTCATTAGTTTTCTCTTCTATCTCTATTGCGGATTTTACTGCCATTTCCGCATGATCCTCACACGGTAGGGGGGCATTCCAAAATGCCATGATACAATCTCCCATATACTTGTCAATTGTACCTCCGTTATTTAGGATAATATTAGTCATTTCATTGAGATAATTGTTAATTAATGTGACCAAACCCTCTGCATCGTCCTTGTTTTTGTAGTGTTCTGATATGGGGGTGAATCCACATATGTCCATGAATAAGAACGTCATCTCCTTCTTCTCTCCACCCAACTTCATTAGACTTGGATCATTGGCAAGCATATCTACCATGTCGGGTGAAAGGTATGTACCGAACTGTCCCTTGATCATCTGCTTTGCTTTGAACTGTGTATAGAACTGTACAAAGGAACCGTGTGCGAATACTAGCACCACAGTCAGTATAGGGAACACAGGGTCAAACAATAAGTAATATGTGGCAAAGGTATCCGTTGCGAAGACATATAGACCCATCACAAAGACACTAAATGCCAATCCTGAAATTGGTATAGTACCCTGAGTTAACAACAGTAAGAGTATAGCACACAGTGCAAGAGTTGTCAAGACCTCGTACAAAATAAATTCAGACTGTCTTTTGAGTACCACTCCATCAATCATTGTCTTGACTAGGTTTGCTTGAATGTCATGGGGGTACATAGAACCCATTGGTGTACTAACTACATTAGAACCCTCAAAGGTTGCTCCTACGATGATTATTGAACCTTCTGGTATAGTGTCCAGTTCCGTGAACGAGTATCTCTTGAACTCATTCCAGTATGCGATTGTAACGTTACCGACTGCATCTGTAGGCACTGGTTTGAACTTGGGGATACGAACGAATTCAATACCATAGTCATCCGTGGATATCTGGTAAGATGAATCTCCTGCGGCAACTCGTAGTACATCTAACGCAAATGCGGGATAGAGTCTACCATCAAAGTTCTCTAGTAGGGGTTGTCTTCTGACAATACCATCAACATCCTGTGCGGATGATATCGTACCATAACCAAATGCATTGTCATGGATGATCGGTTGGGCAAACAGCATACCGCCCATTAATGGTCGGAAATCTTCGGCATCTCTGTCACCGAATGTCGCAGTACCGATACGAGGTGGTCTGTAGTCTGTGTTGGTTCTGTTGGATGGTGCGATGGCAACCACTGCTTGTTTCCATGATAGAATCTCTGCAAAGTATTCGTCACCTCCCATCCTGTCTTCTTCTGAGAACAAGATATTGAATGCAATTATACTGCCATCAATCTTGTCAATCTCATCTGCCATAACCTTACGGGGGATGGGGTACTGTCCAAACTTGTCTAGGGTCTTCTCATCTATGTCTACCAGTACGATCTGTTCGGACACAGATGCCTCTTGACTTCTCTGTAGAGAATCAAAGAATGAGAGTCGCGCACTCTCTAATAGAAAGGGGTCAAGAAATCTTAATCCTACTAACAACCCCAGTGTGATGAGGACATGCCATGTTTTCATTGTACTATATTTATCGTGTTGTCCATACCATTCAGTTTGATGGGGTCTAGTTCTTTACCGTCTTGTTCTATACTTATAACTGTCATAGAAGACTTATCTACCGATATTCTTACTTTGTCATTGACCTCTCTGCCTATAGTAACCTTATCGCCCTCTATTATAGTCGCGACCTGCGTGACAGGATCAAACCCCTCTTCGGTACCACTGAGACGTAAATCACCACTAGACTGTTGTTCTTCCAGTACATCCTCTCCCAGTGCATCAAAACTATTCAACACATCCTCTAGTAGATCAACATCTAGGTAGTCCATATCAAGTTCATTGAACTCTAGATAGTTTTTTTCCAGTGCCTCTTCGGACAACAAGTCTTCGTCAAGGAAGTCCACATCTAATGAGTTAATGTTCTTATCTGCGTTTATTTCAATCATAAACTCTTCGGGAGTTTGTTTCTTCTTGGGAGGATTGATGATCATAATATTGTTCAACATATCCAGAGTCAAGTCTAGGATTGCGGGTTCCGATGGGGGTGTCTCCATCACAGTAGTCGTTGTAGATTCAAAGGGTTTATTGAGCACCACTTCCCCTGTCATTGTGGAAACAATAATCTCACCCGATGAGATACCGTTTACATCTGGTAGAAGTACCACAAGGGTCTTTCCAAATTCGTCAACTGTTACTGTGAAATCTGTACCCCTGATACCGATAGATGCGGTAGGGGTCTTGAGTCTTATATTCTCTCGGTCAACCTTTCCCAGTTGTCCAGATACAAATCTTGCTGTGCCTTGGGCGAACGTCATTGCCAAGTCTGACTTACTTGGGTCTTCGTCAAAGACCACATTGTCAATCACAATGCGGGTGTGTTCGGTCATACGTAGTTTGCTGTCATCAACAAATTGTACCTGAAGGCGACCCTCACCTGTACGAAGGTCATCTTCAGATACGATTTGTTCACCTTTACTTGGTTCTAATGGTTTCCCATCTCTTACTATCTGTCTCCATCCAACTGCACGATCCACTGCACCTACGTCATTACTGACCGCATGTACTAGAGGTGCCGCTATCAGACTGGTGAATACAAATAGTAGCATTACCTTGACTTGTTCCTGATCCTTCATAATCAATCTCCAAAATGTCAGACTGTAAAGTAGACTCTTGGACTATATCAATGTCCCAGTAGTTTCCTGAACCTTCCAAATCAAAACTATGTCCGTCATACCCAGTACCAGTATACACCAGATTGCTATTATCGGATATCACATCCATGTTGAATGTTAGACTTGACGCATCAATATTTATATCAGCGGCATTGAAATCACCATCCAATATAAAGTCAAAGTCTGTATCATTCGCGGTATCATTTGACCCAAAATCAAAATCTAAGTCATTGTTACCACCCGTGACTGATATCAGATAATTCCCCCCTGTCGCACCATAGGTATTATCTTTGTCAACATCAAACTCAAGATTATTACCTGATCCATCCAAGTCAATATCAACAGTACTAGTTCCATATATTGAACCAAAAAGTTTGTTAGTGCTACCGGACATGTTAACATTAAAGTCCATGCTATTACCATTCAGTATAAACTTAGATGGAGCGCCTGCAGCGAGTTGTGATTCATCACCCCCAACTACGTTTCCTGAACCATCCTGAATTATTTCAATAGCACTGGTACTACCTACTTGGTCAATATATATCTCATTGTCTGCATAAACATACACAGAACCAACCACGAACATCATAGCAAAGATACTTCCTGTTTTACTAGCGTTCATTACTTCTCTCCCGTTATATTCCAAAACCCTCGTTGATCTCCTCTCAAGATAAGTTCTAGAACACCTGCCTCAATTGCACGTTGAGTCGCAATAGATACAGATTCGTTTTGGGTAACACCTGACTCAATCTCTATCAGTTCGGTACCCTGTTCTATAAATCTAAACACATCTCCACTTGTTCCTGTAGAGAGTATGGTCTTGGAGGAAATTACATCCAACAATACCTCACCTGTAGCAACTGACACCAATCGTATATTGATTGTAACTGTGTCTATACTAAATTCACGAGAAGTACCTATGCCAAGATATCTGGCACCCGCACCACCCGTGTCAACGGAAGTATCGTATCCTACTATACCTCCTGCAATTATCATGCCAGCAAATGTTAGCGCTGGTAACTTCTGAGAGTCATTTCCCTCATAAGATTGACGAGTTTGACGTATTAACTGTCGTTCTTTCGTCAGATGGTCAAGAATCTGACGATCCACAACCTTAAAGAATTTTCCACTACCCGCACGAGTCAAGGCACGAATCAGATATACATCTGGTGCCAGAGTGACCGCAGAACTAAAGGAAGTCCCACCCCCACTGTTTTGTCTCTTCTGCCCCGTCTGATCAGTGAACTGGTAGACCGCAACCGTAGGTCTCCTAGCAGGTACACCCACATTTACCAGTTCCTCTTGTAGTAGAGTGTACTGAACTTCTGGTTGTTCCACTGTTGGTATCTCAAAGTCCCCTCCTCCAAGAGAAGCACAACTAGATACCAAAATCACCAAGGGGAATAGTAATAGTCGTAACACTGCCATCCTCGTCTGTAATTGTCAATATCACAACATCACCATCAGTGACATACGATATACCCGTTCCTTCTATGTTGAACTCACCAGTAGTAGAAGGATTCTCTCCAAACATACCATCTACTATTTGTCTGGACAATGTAGAATAAATTCTACTTTCAACATTCCTAATAAACTTTGCCAGAGTCGTGTTCTCGGCATCCCTCTCCAATTGTTCTTGGAGGTCTTTCAATTCTTGTTTGATCGCGTCTTTCCGAGAGGTCTCTTGATTCTCAATGGTAAGATAGTGACTAGATTGATTAATACCACTGAAGGAAGGGGATTTGAATTTGTGCTCTATGGGTGCGGCAAATGATAGTTCTGTGATTACGAGTAACATCATAATCATCGCAACTGTCAGTGACATACCCTCAAGGAGTTGTATCCAACTATGTCTCTTCTTCATCTTTTTTTCTCCTCATTTCAATTGCAGTATCTAATTTCTGTTGCAATCGTATTATATCATTATCAAGCATTCTAATGCGGTCAATTAGTCCTATTAGGGTGGTCATCGTTTCTTCTAGATTCTTTTCCACTTCACTGGTAATTGTTTTCCAGACGAAGTAAATCATGTACAACATACCAACTGCCGCAACTATAGGAAAACCAAAATCTTTTACCGTGTCTACTATTTCCACATCACTGACTTGCGTTTACAATTAGCATCACCATATACCAGAATCCATAGGCAAGAACTACTACGGAACTCCAACCGAGTGCATTCCAAAAGAATGCTTTCTGTCTACGTGCTTGTGCGTATACCGTCTGCTCTCGTTTGTCCCTTATCTCTCTACGCATTTGAGTCAACTCACTGTACGCACTAGGTCCGTACATGTAAAGTAACAGTTCACGCAATTGTGTTTCTTGTTCTTTTATCTTCTTCTCTTGAATGAAGGCATTCATTGCCTCCTCTTCAACCGAAGTCTTGTTTACCAATTTCTTAAAAAGTGGTGGGTTCTCTGCTTGTCTCTTTGCCTCATTGAAGTCAGCAACTGCTCCGTACCACTTACCAATCTGACCGAAGGTGGACTCTATATTCTGTCCTGCCTCAACCATTTTCTTGATACCATTGAATGCCGCAGTTGCTGTTGCTACTGCCGTAAAGGGGTCAACCATCAATCTCTCCTTGCATCTTCTTTACCGTCTGCTCTACTAATACGATTGAGGTCTGGTCTTATTCCCAGAACAACACACATAGTAGTATCCATACGAACCATATCATGGTTCATAGTTTTTACACGATTATCAAGACTTCCCACTATACCTCGTAACGACTTCACTTGCCCGATTACGCCATCCATGATATATTTCAGTGTCAGAAACATAAAGAAACCACCGATTAAGGCGGATGCGATAGGAAACCCCAATTCGTTTATTAGGGTGAATATATCCATACACCTTTATTTATACAGATTGACTTCTAAAAGGTAAAAAAAATCCCCGCGATTGCGAGGATATTTGGATTTTCTTTTGTATTTCGTCTTGTCTGGTACCACTTTGTGGGTAAAAGGACTGTCCTTATCAAACAGTACTCGTGCATGACGAGACTTTATTCTCTTTGCCTTTTGCATAACGCACTCCTAAAGACTGTATTTATAATTAATAGGTACTCTGCAAGTCCATTTGAATCTCTTCCCAGTGATCCAGTGCGGCAGTCATTGCCATCGGGATCAATGACTTATCTCGGAAGAATGCTCTCTCCACTTCAGCAATAACTACCTCACGTGATTCGTTGTAATTGCTCTCAGCAATCTCTTGGCATTCGTAAACAAACTGTCCCATTCTACTCATTGTGTCACCATATTCAATAAAGAGGTTGTAAAGATTAGGATATACAATCCGTAGATTGCTCCTGATAATCGTGCGTACTGTTCTTGTGTCATCATATTAATCACTCCTTCGGTGAAATTTCATTACGGATAATTGTGTTAACTAACTCTTCGGCAATCAGTGACTTACCACCAATATGCCAAGGGTAAAGTGTATAGGGGATACTACCAGTACACCAGTTGTAGATGGTGACAATATCGGTCTTAGTATCAGTGGGGTCATCAGACAGTGGGTTTTGGTACTCAACCTTCATAGACCATTCACAGTTGACTTTCTCATCACGACCCATATCAACATAGGTCGGTTCACCCAGAACGGATACTAACTTGTCATAGGTGGTGTTGGTAGTGCTTTGACGGGAAGACCCGTTGGCATTCACATCAGTGGTATATTCAATAATATTCATAATCATTCCTCATTCTCAATACAAGTATTATAACACGAATGAACAAGGATTGTCAAGCATTATTTTAAGTATTATCACCATCGCGATATATGATGTCTGACTTGTCAAATATCTTTCGTTTGGCGCGATTCATCCATCCACCCTTCTCCCACGGGAGGGGAAGTGAATCTCCACATGCTTTCTCTTTCTCCATATGAAGGTTCATGTATAGCAGAAGGAACCCCATCATAACTATACAGAATCCTACAAACATATTAAAAATCTCGTACATAATCATTTACCTCTAGTATCTAAGTGTTTAATAAAAAAGTGGTATGTTGCGTCAAATAAACCAAACTGCGATAGACTAGGTTTGTCATGGTGGTTCTTATGATATAACTCACCTCCCCACATTATCGCACCTATAGTATTGTTCACTGGATTCCTATTCAGATGACCGATCATATTCAAAGTGACTTGGAAGATATAACAGAATGCAATGAATGACACCCATGCGGTTCCTAATCCTACCAAGAACATCAATGCACCTACCACAATACCCGTCTCCCAGTAGTACTTTGCTTGGAGTTGATAGACAGGATGTCTAAGCATCCATCTAGGAATCAGAGTCATCTTGGGTGGGTAATTGAATACTAAGAAGTTACGTAGAATACTATGAGCATTCCCATGTGGGTCTTTATCGGTATCAGTGTGTTTATGATGAGTCCTATGAGTAGATGCCCACCCCATAGATGGTGTCAATAAGAATGCGGCACAAAGAAACGCACTAATAGATTCAACTCTAAGACTTGGTTGCCAAGACTTATGTGAACAATACCTATGTTGGAATCCTGAGATTAAATATGCCGCGAGTAAATAGAAAGGCACAAACCAGACTGACAACTCTATAATAGAGTATGATGGCAACCATACAATAGCAAGAAGTACACACAACATATAGAATGTCGTATGCACGTATCCAGTTCTTTTACCTATCCAATTTGTTATCATTCCACCTCCAATATCAATGAAGAAGACCTGCCTCCAAAGGCAAATGAATTCTTCATCGCAAACTTATCTTTAACCTGTTTCTTGTATTTATAGACAAATTCGTGATCACAGTCATCTATATTGAAGTTCTTCGGTACCACTCCGTTGTAAAGACACATCAAACTATAGATTGTTTCGTTGATACCACTTGCCGCGAGAGAGTGTCCCACCTTTGACTTGAAACTAATCACGGGTACACTAGGCACAACTTGTTGAATTGCATTATACTCTAGGTCATCTCCCAATGGAGTTGATGTGCCATGAGCATTTACAAAGGCAATTTCTCCCGCAGAATCATTTGTTACGGATCGCATTGCCGCAAGTGATCCTGTACAGTTAGGGTCTGGTGCAGTAGGTTTACCAAGTGCTCCATCCGTATGATGAGATACGGTGTTGATGTATCCAATGATGTTGGCACCTCGTGCTCGTGCATCAGACTCTTTCTCTAATAACATGGCACCTGCACCCTCACCCATAATGAACCCATCACGTTTCTTATCAAAGGGTCTTGACTCGGTACCAAGTGCACCCAACTGACTGAAGATAAACATGTTGTCATCTACTGCGGGACTATCAGTACCACCCACAACAACAAACTTATGGGTATCTAGTAAATGCATCCCGTAGTCAATAGAATACAGACCAGTCGCACAGGCGGCATCCATACTGACACACGCACCACGGAAATCAAACACTTGACTGAGCATTCCTACAGTAAAGTCTTTTAGGTACTGCACTCCACTGCGGGGGGACAAACGTCTGCCACCTATCATCTTATCAAGGAAAGGTTTTGCCATAGTCTCTTGTTTAATAGCAACCGAACTGAAAACCACCGCAACATCAGTACTGTCAATGTCACCTATTGCCTGTTGCACAACATGAATAGCATTCTTAGATGCGGTAGATAGTGAAGCATGGGTAGTTTTACAAATCCCCTCGGGAATCACATAGTTTACTTCACGTGCTCTAAAACACTTATTCCCTTTAAGGGATTCTACGTCAGTCTCAAAGTCAATAGGTGGTTCATAATGATCATCAATCATATTCTCAAAACACTCCATCGGATATGTTCCAAGGGTGTCCACCAAACCTACACCAGTAACAACTACTCTATCTTTCATAATTACCTACCATTCACATCATGTACATGAAGTTGGATGATTGCGTAGTGTAACACCTTCATCAAGTCAGCACGATTGTAACCATTCTTGTTACCATACCGTTGGGCATACTTCATTATGTTACCGATACAGAAACCATCACCATGACCACCATCAATAATAAACTCAGTTGCTTGAAACTTATTCTTGGAGTAGTGTTCTCCATAGGTTCCATCAATATAATCCATTAGTTCGGTCATTGCCTTGTCTTCGGCATACTTGTATTCAATATTATGTTGCATTGATCCTTTCACGATTTTCCCTCAATTAAGTTATATAAGTGTACAGTATATCACCATTATGGCGAAAAGTCAAGTACTTGTTTCCATTTCACAAATCAGGTCTTGGATTGCTTCAAGTGCTTGGTCTTCTCTCTCACCATAATCCCCATAGGGAAACTTGAACGCAAGGGTAAACCTCGGACAGTTAGTCCAAGCAGTGTGCCAACAATGATGTTCTGGTTCGTCTACACGACCAAACCGATACCACCTTGCTTGCCACCCCTTAACATCTTTCTCTGTGATAATCTCATCTTTCTCTTTATCATAATAAGAGAAGTGACCATCACCGTCTTCTGACCAAGTGATAATCATCTGGTAACCATGCGCGTTCCAGTTCGTGTGCCAACCCACATACCCATTGGGAGGATAGTAGGATGTCAGGGAGTTGCCCTTGGCACCAAACATACGAACCAGTTCACTCTTAGTCAACATCTTCAATGGTTCAAATATCTCAGGATGAGACTTGGCACCGTGGGACACTTGAAACCCATATGCGTGTTCGGGAAACCCGATATGATCAGCACCCTTCCGAATCATCTCTTGAAGGTGTCGTGGTTCGCAATAGAACTTACCTCGTCCGATAGCAACTCCACCCTCGTTTGCCGACAACTCAGTCATCAGTTCACGATGAGGCAGAAACCTCTCAACAGTATCGTCAAGAAGTTTCAGAAAGTCCTTATTGCGAATCGTTATCTCACTCATCAAGTGCCTTCACTATATCAGGGAAGTGTTGACCAATAATATCCCAACACTGGTCTGCCACGATCATATGCTCCTTCTGTGTGCCATTTGCTCGTCTCAGGTCACAGTAATGAATCCAACTGCGTAGACTACCTGCCATATACAAGGTTGTCTCGGTCAGACCTTCGGGCAACAATGCCCGTGCCTGTTCCTTTGCGATGCCTAACTTCAACGCACCTTCGTATTCCTTCTTGGCCAAGTAACGAACCCTTGCTTGAGATCGGAACCACTCGTCCTTGAGATATTGGTCATCAGTCACAATAGAGTTCTGTCGGTTCTTCTCATCTTGGGTTCGGGTCTCACGAACCACATTAATGTTCTCACTCACCGCATACCGTTGGGAGAACTCTTGGAATGAAAACGAACGGTGACGGAGAATCTGCCGTGCGATATCACGAGTAGTCTTGATCTCCATTGTCATATGCACCATCTCAAATGGTGACCAGTGGTCTTCCTTAATTAGATAGCCCAAGAGTTTGGATGCGGTCTTGGTGTTGTTCTGGTT